CTCTTGATTTCATAGGATAATGAGATATGGCATTAAATCCCTTCTTTCTACAAGGATCTCCAAGTGAGCAAAGACTCGTTCAAGATTTAATCAATGAACAGCTAGGAATTTATGGTGTTGAAGTAACCTATATTCCAAGAAAATTTGTAAATAGACAAACGATAATTGAAGAAGTACAGCAAGCAAAATTTGATGATAACTTTAGTATTGAAGCGTATGTAAACACATATGAGGGATATGGTGGTCAAGGAGACATCATGACCAAATTTGGTATGAGTTTGAGAGATGAATTAACTCTTACTATATCAAGAGAAAGATTTGAAGACTTCATTGGAGCATTTCTTACAGCATTACCAGATGAAGAGATTATTGTAGACACAAGACCAAGAGAAGGTGATCTTGTATATTTTCCATTAGGACAAAGATTATTTGAAATTAAATTTGTAGAACATGAAGAACCTTTCTATCAGTTAGGTAAAAACTATGTTTATCAATTAAAATGTGAATTATTTGAATACGAAGGTGAGGTTATTGATACTTCTATTGATGCAATCGATACTCAAGTTCAGGATGAAGGATTTATTACTACATTGAACATGGTAAGTGCAGGAACAACTGCTGCAGCAACCGCAGTTCTTTCACAACCTACAGGGTATGTAAGAGAATTATTCTTGACAAATGATGGAAGTGGATATACAACAACTCCAACAGTCGCAATATCTACAGCACCTGGTGCTGCTGGTGTAAGTGCTACAGCGGTGGCAATCACAACAACAAGAGCAGGAATTAAATCAATCGAAAGAATTGTATTGACAAATGCTGGTTCTGGTTATACATCACCACCTACGATAACAATTATTGGTGGAAATGGAACAGGTGCAATCGCAACATGCTCTATTGAAACTACACAGAAGGGTGTCATAAGTTATACAGTTACTAATCAAGGTGGTGGATATTCTGCTGTTCCTACAATCACAGTTGCAGGTCCGACTGGTTCAGGAACTACATCAACTGCAGAAGCGATTATTAATGCAGATAAGCAAGTCACTTCGATTCGTGTCACAAATCCTGGTGTCGGATATACTCAAATTCCAGCAGTATCCTTCTCTGCCCCTGCTGCAGTTGGAGTTGGTACATTCTACTATAATGAGGTTATAAGAGGTCAGACATCACTCACAGAGGCAAGAGTAAGGGAATGGGATGTAGATACAAAGATACTCAAAGTTGCGAATGTTGGTATTGGTACAACCATATCTGGATTCATACCTGGCGAAACAATTATTGGAACTGGATCAACAATTGCAGGTGAATATGCTGCATATACGTTAGGATCACATGACAATCGAGATATATATGATGAGTATGACTCTAATGACGAATTTGAAACAGAGGCAGATTCGATGATTGATTTCTCTGAAAGTAACCCATTTGGACAGTTCTAATGTTAGGCACTTATTTTTATCATCAAATATTAAGAAAGACAGTCGTAGCGTTTGGTACGGTATTTAATGACATTCGTATACGACATAAAAGTTCGACAAGTCAACCTGGTGGTGAGTTAAGAGTACCATTGGCATATGGTCCTATGCAAAAATTCTTGGCAAGATTAGAGCAACAACCTGAACTAAACAGAGCAGTTCAGATTACTCTACCAAGAATGTCATTTGAGATGACAAATATTTCATATGATCCAACAAGAAAATCTGGAATTACACAAACCTTTAAAGCATCTGATGGAACTAATTTAAGAAAGGTATTCATGCCTGTTCCATATAACATTGGATTTGAACTCAATATACTTGTAAAAATGAACGATGATGCACTTCAAATCGTCGAACAGATATTACCATTCTTTCAACCATCATTTAATCTGACAATTGATTTAGTTGATTCAATTGGAGAGAAAAGAGATATACCAATTGTATTAGATAATATATCTTTCCAAGATGATTATGAAGGAGATTTTTCAACTCGAAGAGCACTAATATACACACTATCATTTACTGCAAAAACTTATCTATTCGGTCCTGTCGCTGATACAACTGATGGACTAATCAAGAAAGTTCAGGTCGATTACTATGCAGATACAAATCGACAGACTGCTAAACGTGAAGTTAGATATGCTGCTACACCAAAAGCACTTCAAGATTACAACGCTGACAATACAGCAACTCTTCGTGAAGCACTTACAAAATCAAAAACAAGATTTGCAGTTAATGATTCTAGTAACTTTGCAGTAGGTAATCGAATCATTATAGATAGTGAAATTATGAAAATTACTGAAATACCTGATGCTCTTACATTAGTCGTTGATCGTGGTGTTGATGGAACAACAAAAGCAACTCACATTGAAAATATCTTTATCAATGTATTGAGTGCTGCTGATGATTCATTAGTTGATATTGATGATAACTTTGGATTCAATGAAACAACTGCATTCTACACCGATGGTAGAGTTTATAGTCCAACCCAGAGGAATGATGTCTAGTTTTGATTCGATTGATGAGGCTTTAAATATAGAGTCTGAAATTGTTCCAACACCAAAAGGTGAAAAGAACGAATTGAAGAAGGTGAATGGAGTAGATGTAGATAAGGATTATGATTATACAAGAGGTAATTTATATTCACTCATAGAAAAAGGACAGGAAGCAATCAATGGCATCATGGAAGTTGCTGGTGAAACTGCTAGTCCAAGAGCATATGAAGTTGCAGGACAACTTATAAAATCAGTTGCAGATACAACAGATAAATTATTAGATTTACAAAAGAAAGTTAAAGAAGTAAATGAGGATGAAGGAAAGACAAATAATAACGTTACAAACAATGCATTGTTCGTAGGATCAACGTCAGAACTATCAAAATTAATAAAACAGGGATTTCTAAATAATAAAGAGAAATCCGACCCTGCTAAATAATTGTGAAGAAATGTAAAGTTGGCTACTATTATTGTTACACTGATAAAAAGTGTAAGAAAATTCCTGTGGGATATCGCAGAGGATTAGGTGGTTATCTTCGCAAAGAAACCGAAGAAGAAAAAAAGAATGGAAACGGGAACGGTAATGGAAACGGCTCAAATGGCAATGGGCATTCTAGCAGTAACGGTGGCGGGAACGGCCACTCTAATGGGAGTGGTAATGGTGGTGCTGCGGGTAATGGGGGAGGAATGAGTGAAGCATATGATACTAAAAAAATTAAAAAGATCGTAAAGCAATTAAGAAAGTCAACTAAAACTCATAAAAAACAGGCAGATTATCTTGAAAAGGTAAGCGAAGAAAGTAATCCAAGAATACCTAGAAAAAAAGGTCAACCTGCAAACTCTAAAAAACACTCTGATTTATACACTGATGAAAATCCTAAAGGAACTATTCATGGACTTGGTTTCAAGGACGTTGCTAAAGCAAAAGCGTCTGTCACAAAGATCAGGAATTCTTCTCGATCTCATGCTCATAAAATTCAAGCGGCTGTTGCTATGGAACAAAGGGCGAGAGAGATGGGTAAAACCTCTGAAGCATCAGTCTATAGAAAGTATATCAACTCGATGAAGAAGAAAACTAAAAAAATGGATGAGGCAGCGAATCCTGCACAGCAAGCTGCAATTGCTATAAATATGAAGAAGAGAGGTAAAAAACCTAAAAGTATGAATGAGGGTTCACTACATAAATGGTTTAAAGGATCTAAATCCAAAGATGGAAAAGGTGGTTGGGTTAATGTAGTCACAGGTGGAACTTGTGCAAGTGATGAACCTGGTGAAGGAACTCCTAAATGTGTTTCCTCTGCAAAACGTGCCAGCATGTCAAAAGCAGAAAGAATCTCTGCTGCACGTCGTAAGAAAAAAGCAGATCCTGGTCAACAAGCAAAGTCTGGTGCTGCAAAACCAACATATGTATCAACTGATAGTCCAAGAAAGAAAAAAATGAAAGAAAATTATTTTAATTGGAGAGAAGAACTTCAAAGAGATGAGTATGGTGATCCAGTTGGCGGACCAAAAATGTCTAAAAAACAAATGAAGAAGAATCTAGCAGCAAATACTCCTGATAAAGATCATACAACAGATACTGCTGAAGGTATGGCATATGGTCTCTACAAGGGAGATGGTAAACCAAAAGGTGCAATGTCCGCATTTGGAAAGAAGAAAAAAGAAAATCCTTATTCAATCAAAAATAAATTAAAAATGGTAATTAAATCTGTTGCCGAAAAAGAAAGATCAAAGGCAGGTGTGACTAGAGAAGAAGCAGAATATATTGATTTACCATTGCATGTTGAAATACCAGACACTGATAATAAATTCAAACTAGGACTTATGTTCCGTGAAAGTTTGGATATTGATAAAGGTATGCTCTTCATATTTGAAGAAGTTGGTCAACATTCATTCCATATGAAAAATACCCGTATTCCATTAGACGTTGCTTTTGTAAAAGAAGATGGAACGATTGAAAGTATTAAAGAATTAGATCCATATACTACACTACCAGTGTCTTCTGATGGTGAAGTATTATTTGCAATTGAAGCAAATCGTGGTTGGTTTGCAGAAAATAATGTAGAAGTTGGTGATGAAATAGTATTAAGTGAAGTGAAAGACAAGAAAGGAAAAGGTAGTGGCAGTAAGGATGCTTGCTATCATAAAGTCAAGTCACGCTACTCTGTATGGCCAAGTGCATACGCATCTGGTGCTCTAGTTAAGTGTCGTAAAGTTGGTGCTGCAAACTGGGGAAACAGTCGCAAAGAGAGCGTAGATATAAATAATTCCGATGGTCAATTGATTGCAGATGTCACAGACATCGTAGGACCTAATGATCTCAAACCAGTTACCAATGAAAATGGTCAATGGGTGGGGACAAAACAAATCACCGAGGCAAAGAAGTGCTGGCCTGGTTACGAAAAAAAGGGCACGAAGATTATGTTCGGCAAGAGATATAATAATTGCGTTAAAAAAGAAGATTACTCCAATTGGAGAGAAGAATTAAATGTCACAGAAGCATCAGCCGCATGGCAACGAAAAGAAGGAAAGAACAAAGCAGGTGGACTTAATGAAAAAGGCAGAAAAAGTTACGAACGCCAAAATCCTGGATCTGACCTTAAAGCACCTAGCAAGAAAGTTGGAAACCCCCGCAGGGCATCATTCTGTGCTCGAATGAAGGGTATGAAGAAAAAACTAACAAGTTCAAAGACAGCAAATGATCCAGATTCAAGAATCAATAAGTCTTTGAGAAAGTGGAACTGCTGATAAGTCATGAATGATAATGTATACCTTGGCAATCCTAATTTAAAAAAAGCGAATACACAAATTGAGTTTACTCAAGAAAATATTGTTGAGTTCTTAAAGTGTAAAGAAGATCCTGTATATTTTGCAAAAAATTATATTAAGATAGTTTCTCTTGATGAGGGATTAGTTCCTTTTAATCTATACCCTTTCCAAGAAAAATTAGTTGAGAATTTCCATACCAATAGATTTAACATATGTAAGATGCCTCGTCAGACTGGTAAGTCAACGACTGTGGTGTCTTATTTGCTTCATTATGCTGTTTTTAATGACAATGTAAACATTGGTATTCTTGCAAACAAGGCAAAGATTGCGATTGATCTATTAGGTAGATTACAGACAGCATATGAGAATTTACCAAAATGGATGCAACAAGGTATCATTGCATGGAATAAAGGATCATTAGAATTAGAAAACGGATCAAAAATATTAGCAGCATCTACATCTGCCTCTGCTGTTCGAGGTATGTCATTCAATATTCTATTCTTGGACGAATTTGCTTTCGTTCCAAATCATGTTGCAGATGATTTCTTTGCATCTGTATATCCCACAATTTCTTCTGGTACACAAACTAAAGTTATAATTGTTTCTACTCCTCGTGGTATGAATCACTTCTATCGTATGTGGCATGATGCAGAAAGAGGTAAAAGTGATTATATTCCAACGGACGTTCATTGGTCTGAAGTACCTGGTCGTGATGCTGTATGGAAAGAGCAAACAATTGCAAACACATCAGAGCAACAGTTCAAGGTTGAGTTTGAATGTGAGTTTTTAGGATCTGTCAATACACTTATTAGTCCAGCGAAACTTAAAAATATGGTGTATGAAGCACCAATTGTAAAAAATGCAGGATTAGACATCTATGAGAATACCATACCAGAGCATAATTATTTGATGACAGTTGACGTTGCTCGTGGTTTAGGAAATGATTATTCAGCATTTATTGTCTATGACATAACTAATTTTCGATATAAGGTAGTTGCAAAGTACCGAAACAATGAAATCAAACCGATGCTGTTTCCAAATATAATCTAT